CGGCAGCAGATCCGCTGTCAATACGCCTTGCACCGCCGGCGAATTCACTGTTCCCATCAGGGCGTAAGAGTCGCCGTCGGTGGAGATCCACACCTGGGCTCCGCCCCAACCCGGGGAACCCGAAAGGGCAACCCAAATTTCCAGGGCTCCGGTCAGCAGCGCCGTTGGAGGCTCGAAGATGATCGGCGGATTGACGTCACCCGGAGACGAACTCCAATTCGGCACATAACCCGCGCCGGACTGCTTTGGATATACTACCGCTGTGGAATAGCCCCCGAAGAAATCCTCCGCCGTGATCGAAAGCGTACCTTCCTCGTCTTCTTCTACAGACGTGATGCGAACCGTCAGCGCCGAAGCACCGAGCCTGGGATCGTCGATTTGGACGAGGTCCATCGGCTCGAGCAGGCAATATTTCCAGCCCAGCTTGAACTGGTAGGTGTTGCGGAACAGCTGGGCGCGCTGGAGCAGAAGCTGCGCGACAAGAGGCCCGACATTGACGGGATCGACAATGGAACGTGCTTTGATCGAGCTGTCTCGCCGCACCCCGTAAAGGTCTATCGCTGCCTGGTCGAACGCTTCGACCATCGCTGTGTTGTAGCTGTTGGAACGATCGAGACACTCCAATTGGATCGAGTTATTGGCATCGGCGGGTGTGGACCGCAGTACCCGGACGGGGTCGTCGCTGAACCCGCCGGTGACCGGTCCCGAGCCGGTCCGCAACGCGGTGCCGCCGGGCGTCACTCCTGACCCGGTCCCGACGCTCGATTCCTGGACGATAAAATCGTCGTCATCCAGACTGTAGATCGGCGTCGTGTCGGGGGAATAGGCGGCGCCGTTGCCCGTGACAGGTTGATCGCCATACGGAATGATCTTCAACAACCCGCCCGACCAAACAATTGCACTATTGGTGAGCTTGGCGATATCGGCGAGGCACTGTTGCGCTTCTTGCTGCGTATCCAGAGCCGGGGACAACAACAAACCGAGTGCTTGGCAGTATGCCGAATAGAGGCTGAGGTCACCGAGGTTGGCGACAGGGAAACCGGCTCCGTAACGCGCATTGGTAAGGAAATCTGCAACGATCGCAGCCGGGTTTGCGTCTTGGCTGTTGATGCCGCTCAACGACAGCAGGCCCTGCACCTCGAAGGAGAAATTTGACAGGGTGGCTGTATTGCCCATCGCGTAGTTATTGGCGACGACTACTGCGGTCCCGGAATACCCAAGAGCCTTGGCTGAGTGATAGGTCTGCCAATAAGGATCTGCAGCTTGACCGTCATTGCCGAGGTAAACCGCGGCCGGCAACGATGAGAGTGTGCCGATGTTCTTGTCCCACCACACTGTTGCGATGCCGGCGATCGGCCCCTGACAAAGCCCCATGATTACCGATGCACTGTATTTGTATTGTTGCCCGCCGCCTTTTCCACCTCCGCCCCCTTTGCCCGTGCCTTGCCGGTTCGAGGGAACGGCTTTGAAGTCGTCATAATCGATCAGATTTGGTGAGACCCGGGTGGTACCATAAACGAGCGGGATGACGCCGCCGCTTTGGGACGTCTGGAACTGCAGCGAGCCCACCGCCTTCTGCTGCTTGGCGTTCGATGCGCCGCTCAGAATTCCGCCCATGGCCGCCGGGATTAAGCTGTTCGAAACGGGTCGAAGAAACGTACCTGACGCCCGCTCAGTGGCGCCTGCTGCGCATCGGCAAAGACAACCCCGGCGTCGCACCAGGCATGTATTACGCGCGGCCAGGCAATTACGATTGCGCCATGCGCGAAGCAACGGCCGAACTTGAAGACGGCCACATCGCCTCTCTGCGGTGGTCCGTCGATCTCGCGCGCGTAGAGCATCAATCCCTGCAGATAGCGTTCGGCATTGCGATGCAGGTTCCAGTCTGGGGGATAAAACGGCACCTCGACATGGCCGATCACGTCGGCTGCCTCGTAGACCTCGGCGAGTAGCATCAGGCAATCGGTGCCGACGCCCTTGACCCGGCCCATATGGTGGTAAGGTGTGCGCAGCCAGGTTTCAGCCTCGGCGACCACGCTCTGGCGCTGGTTCATACCGCCGTCTCGGGCGTCGGGATATTGGGAAAGCCACCAAAATGGATGGCATTATTGAACACATTCGTGCAGGTCGAGAGTGTGCGGTCGCAACCCGGCAGGAGTTGGAATTGGTCGCCCGGCGATACTGGTGACAGGAACGCCAGCTTCACATAAATCCAGCCGCCAACCATATTGGCAACACTGCGGCTCGATCCGGTGTTTGCACCAGTTACGCCGATAAGGCTTCCTTGGATATAGAGACTCGGCGGGGACGGGGTGACCGAAGTGGCGATTTGCACCGGGGTCGAGCCCGACCCCGCCGGAAACATCGCTTGCATGCTCGATCGGTCGAACTGGCACATCGCATCGCCGAATGCGTGAGTACACGACGCTTGCCACAGGCGCCGCGGCATCTGAATGTTCAGCAGCTCGAGATGGGAGCGGCACTTAAGGTCCACACCAGTACGGGTGCATTCGATATCGGAGATTCGTCCGGTGAAAAGGACGACCGTTCCCGGGCTCGTATCGCCGTAACTCGGCATGAAGGCTCGCTCGAGCTGCAGCAGCGCGCCGTCGAGCTGACCTTGCCATGCCGCTTGCAGAAACGGCACGCCGCCGACCAGGTCGGTTGGCTCAGTATAGATCCTGACCTCGAGCTCATCGACCTGCGTGCCGATGACCACTTTGGTCTTCGAGCGTTCGAATTTGGGACCCAGAGGAAACGTGTACCCATTGGCGGAGAGCGCCGTCGGCGCCGCCGAATACCGCAGTACCGACCCTCCGACGAGAGTGATCGTATAGAGGTCCGCCATGACGAACTGGCCGGCGCCGGAAAGCAGCGCGATCAGCTCCGGGCTCGCCGCCTTCATGAACGCACCGAAATAAACGTCAGCTTCTTCAGCTGCCACAGTCGGAACATGAAATTCTCGAAATCGTATCTATCCTCTGTGAAGCGACAGCGAAAGTAATAGGTGAAATCGGCAGTAATGCTCAGGCCGCTGCCAGGAGCCGTCTCGAATGTCACGAGGCCCGTCGCCGGATCGACACTGTAGCTCGCCGGGTTTTGGGTGATCCCGTTGAAATAGATCGTACTCACGAGGTTCGGCGCTGTGATCGGCTCCAGAAAGCCGCCACCGGACAGAGCTGTTCCCATTGTGCGCTGAAGTTGGAAGGCCGTCGTGCTAGCATCACCGGCGCCGATCGGCTGGCCCGCCACCTTCCAGTCACTAGGGTCCTGGAACAGGAATGTACCGAAGGCGCCCTGGCATTGCATAAAGAAGCCGAGCAAGGTCCGCAGCTCGTCATACCCCGCCGTCGGGTTGTCGCGCAAAAAATCGTAGACCAATGCGAATTGCCAAAGCGGATAAGGGTAGTCGAGCGCCCGCAATTCCCGCCCCGAGACCGCGCGTTGAATGCGTGTTTGAAAGGTCGGCGTTTTGGTGACGCTCCAAGCGAGTCCAGGCAACGCTGGGAAAATCAGAGGCATCACGAGGTCCGCAGCATTGAACCGTTGCGCATGGCCTTGTTGAGTGCGCCGACCAGGAGGCCGCCATTGCTTTGGAAAAATCGCCTCACATCTTGACTGTCAATTGCCGAGACGTTGATTACTACCGGAGTGGCACCCGCCCCGCCCCCGCCATTACCGGAAATCATGTTCTGGAGACCCTGGCTGATACCCGCCGGCAATATCATCTCGTTCTGGTGCACCATGGCGAGCTGATCGGATGGCACCACCCAACCGCCGGCCGCAGACGCAATCCCGCTGGCGGCGGCCATCACGGTCGCTTCCCCGGCCGCGGCCGGTCCAGCTGCAGCCGGTCCCATTATCGGAGCCATGAACGCAAAAATGCCCGAGAAGGCCTGAGCGGAATCCGTCATGATGCTCTTGACCGCATTGGCCGCCTTGATCGCAAGCCCGGCCGCCATTCCCTCGCCTTCGGCTGCGGTGCGCGCCGCGGCTCCCGCTTCGCTCGCGGTCGT